TCGTCGCCACCTAAATCAAATCCTCCAGAGTCGTCACCTCCAAAGTCCATATCATCTCCACCAAAATCGTCATCTCCTCCACCATCACTATTGCTTCCATTAGAGTTTTTAACGATAGAAGATAGGCGTATCCATCTCTCGATATCAGTCGTATCTAAGAATGAATATTTAGACATAATGTCGATAATTACGTCTTCTGGTAAAGTTTCTCCTTCTTCAAGACCTAATGTTGTTTGAAGAAGTTCCATAATCTGTTGTGTCATGTCCAATGAAGCAGACCTAGACTCACGTTTATCTGCTGAAGCTTCCTCTGCAGGGAATCTCATAGATAATACAAAAGGAGTATTATAATCAAACTCACCTGTAATAGCAAAATGTAAACGAATAAGTTTTCCCAACTCTTCAAGGAATGAAGTTTGAATAGAATAAACATGACGGCCAAATGGTTTATATTGTTCAGCTAATGCAATTCCAGATGCAATTTGAACTGAGCCGCCATCGCCTCCTCCTAGTCCCATATCTAAGTATGAAATTGGAATACCAGCGGCAATTGCCACATTATTCTGTGCATTTTTAATATCTTCAATATAATTAAAGTCAACTTTAGACTCAAAAATCTTCATGTCAAGAAGACCTTCTGGCGCCCAAATTTTTGTATTTACAGTATAAACTTCAATAGAGTTTGAAGCAGCAGTAACACCAATATTTTCATACTCTTGTCTTACAGTGTCTGTTGTTTCGAAGGCAGTTTCAACACCAACACCTTCTGTTTGTTTTACTTGATAAAATTGTACTGGGAATGAGCTCTCACGAGCAAGCCCTTGCAATAATTTAAGACTAAATGCTTGTTTAAATTCAGGTAATGCTAATAATAATGGAGGATATCCATAAGGAAAGAACTCATTATCATCTGGCATATATCTAAAGTGAGTGATAATCCAAGGAGGAACTACTTCTCCACCTTCCATTTCAAAGCCTAAAAGTTTTGTATCAAATTGGTCTGCATAATCTTCATTTAAGCCATTAATATAATCTTTATCGTTGTTAATCTCACCCATTAATTTTTCAATTTTGGCACGGCGAGACTTATTCATTCCATCACCGTTTTTTAATTGTGCCATAACTTCAGACATATGTTGAGCGCTAAACTCAAGACGTTCTGAAAGCGAGAAAACAGAAAGAGGAATAATTTTCTCAATTCCTTTAAATCCAATACGATGAGCCCAAATAGCTTCACCATACATTTCAAGATTCTTACAAACAGTAGCTATACGTTGTTGAGTAATACCCCATTGAGAAAATAATTCATAGCATCTATTTGCAAATAAAACATTTTCTGCTGTTACTGTAATCAAGCGATCTTGATCATCTAGTTGTGTTGCTTCATCTGCTACAAGTTGACAAGCTCTTTTTAAGAAAGGGTCATTACTAACTGCGAAACGTAATTCACTTAATCTTTTTTGCCTTTCTTCAATACTAGAATATGAAAAAGCTGTTTCATCTAAATAAGCATTAAAAAGTCTATTTACGTTAGATGATAATTTTTGATTTTTAAAAATATTACCTAATGCAGCGTGCTTAATCTGATATGCACTATTTCCTACATCTACTTTTATAAACTTAAGTCCAGAGTTTTTTTCAAATTCAGTAGTGGCTTTATCTTTTTCAATTGAACGCCATCCAAAAATAGCAGAAAGTCGCTGAGTAAAAGATTTTCTTTGAATTTCAGATTTTGGGGCGTTATTAGAACTAAAACTTATTCCTGCCATATTATTTAATTAGTGAAAGCATCATCTTGCGAAACAAAATCTGCTCCTTGCTGTTCAATTGGGATAACATCAAAATATTCTCCAACGAACATTGCTTCCATTGCATCTAATTCTCCATTATTTACCTTAACCAAAGATATTTCAATTCTATCTTCCATATCAGCATATTCTTCTTTTGGTAAATATCGTTCTGCATAATATTTCTGTCTAAAACATGTAATAACATAACGACCACGTTCTACCCAAGCACCGGCATTTTTAATGTCTGCAATAGATGGTTTAAGGCGAATAAGGTCATCTATACAGTGTGGTGTAATTGCAGCTTCTTTTGAACGGTTCATCTGTAATACACCGATAATATGTACACCTAATTCCTTAGCTATTGAACTCAATTTATTGATTGCAACTTCAATACCAAATGCTGAATTTGCTCCATTTTGGAACTTTGTAAAGTCGGTAATCATAGATAAAAGGTCTAAAACAATAATAGCATATTTAGAGCCAATCTCTGCTTGAAATTTCATGATTTGTTTTCTTAAAGTCGCAAGAGAAAGAGATGAGTCCTCAGAGAACCTAAAAAGTTTATTCTGAATAAGTTCATTTTTCTCTTGTTCAATAAGACCATTTATCATTTCAAAATCTTCTTCTGAAGGATTGATGATGTCTCTATATTTAATCTGAAGTCTCTTTGCTAAAAGACGATCCATAATAGAAATGGCGCTCATTTCAAGTGAGTAGTACATACATGGAACTTTTGTCTCAATTAAAGAGTTTATAAGATTTGTACAAACTGTAGATTTACCAGATCCAGAAGCAGACGCTAAAATTCCAATTTCTCCAGGTAATGGACCTGTTTCAACGAGACTGTCAAAAATAAAGTTATTAAAATAATATTGTTTGCCGTTTTCACGTTTTTTGTACTCAGGAGTATACAACTTAAACCATGAGTCAAAGTCCATAACTTCTGAAATTTTATGGTCTTCATTTTTTTGCATAAGAATTTCAGAGTCATCCATCAATTCTGAAATCTCATTTTTCTGAGCATCTGTTAATCTTGCTGTTGAGTCTACAATATGTTTTGCTTTTTCAAGTTTATCTGAGATTTGACGTCTCTTCTTAAAGTCATAGAGCTGATCGAGAATATCGTTGATATTGTTGTAATTTGTTTTATCTTCTGGATCTTCATTTACAACAACATCAACTACATAATCAGAGGCGTTTAAATCAATGACAGAATATTCCTGTAAAAGAGTGTCATGTGAAAAAGGAATATTTCTATTTTTTAAGTTTTGCATCGCTTCAAAAAGATGCTTAGTTGACTCTGTTGAAAATAGGTCTTCTGTTATTTTTTCATTATCTAAATAATTATTATTTTTATAAAGTGCTGCTAAAAGCCTTTTTTCAGCAAGAAAGTCTGGCTGTCTAGCGAGAATAATATTTGTTTCCATAAGGAAAATATTAACTTTTAAAATTAAAAATGCTCCCACATGGGAGCATTTTTATTGAGTTTGAAAACTCTTATTTAAGTTTTTCAACACGGAAAGACTTAACTTCTGAAGTAGTCTTATACTTATTGATTAAGTCTTTACGACCAAGATTTTTAAGAGCTGTTTCAGTAAGTTTGTAAGATTTGCGGAGTTCAGCTTCAGAAAGTTCAGCAATCGCGTCAGCAGAAATTACTGAGTTTTCTTTCATCAAAACGTTAATCTGACGATCTGCACCATCTACAGTGTATTTACCACAATCAAGAGCTTCAATCTTTGGCTTAAGAGTTTCAAGCTTAGTATCAATAGCATCCTGAAGAGCTTTTCCAAAAAGATAGATTGCTACATCATCAGTAGCACCTGCAAATTTCTCAAATAATTCATTCATTTCCATATCTATTACCTCGTATATAGATTATACAAATTGTTCAAAATAAGTTCAAAGTTTTTTAAATTAAATTCATAGAACTTAATAATTGTGCATTTTTCTTTTCTATATTATCTACAGTTCTTTCAAGTTGTGCATCCTTATAAAAGAACTTTTGTGGAATGAACTCATTACTATATAAGTTCATTAACCAAATATTCCCTGTAATTGCATCAGTAGCATCCTTTGCATTATATCCAGTTACAGTATTACTTTGCCAATTTCCTTTTTCCCATTCATAATCAAGGTCACCTTCAAAGTGGTCTATCTTAATAGTGCCTGTTTGTTTACGCCTTACTTCATGTAATGACTTCATATTATTCTTTACAAAAATATTTTTACCACAAACCCATCTTCCATGTGTTACCAAATCATAGAATGTATAATAAGGTTCTGGCAATTTATCAACAGAAACATAGTCAACGTTTATTCCAGCTCTTGATAAGAATTGTCTCGCAGGATCAGACTGCCATCCATCGAATGAAACATGTCTAAGATTTATACCACCTAAGTTTTTTAAGTCATAGATAAAGAATTTAATAGCATCTAAGTTGATATGACCACCTTTTGGAACTAATACAATTGTAAAGTCAGTTACATAAATTGTCATAGGCAGTCTAGTATGCTCATCGATTCTATTTGGGTCTTTTTCAACATGGGACATTGAGATACAAGTACAGTCACGAGATTTAGATTGGTCGACTGATACTACACGAGGTACATTTGGCTCATAGTAGAAATAATATCTATTCATTACTTTATAAAAGAATTGATTTTGTATCTGATTCCATATTAAGTGTTCAGGTTGCTCATCAGCTAAAGCCACTATAGATCCATACATATTCTTAAGACCATTATCGAAACAATCTTCAATCCAATCATCGCGATAAAATAATCTATCAGGAGTACCTGATGGCTCACCACACCAGTCTTTTAAGAAATCTAATGGGTTTTCTTTTGCTTTACCTAAGAATGATGCAGTACCATTTTTTGTTACTTGTTCTTTTGGACACCATATTAAATCAGCATTATCAAATTGACTTGCTTCTGATTCAGTTTCACAAACAATAGGAGGTTTACCACTACCACCTTTATATAACCTAAAAGCAACATCATAATTATGGTGTTCTGTAACTTTTTGGTCTAATGTGTGTAAGTTTTCAACATCGCAGAAAGATGGGAATTCTTCTGGGTATAAGTTCCATCTTGAACCACGCCAAATATAATTACTTGGATTTTCAGGAGCATCATAAGTCATCCAGTTCTGAATAGGGTCATCTAATGAAGATGGAGAAGAGTCCAAGATAAAGCGTGCATAATAGTTTGACTGGAAACGATTTGAGATACGTTCTTTTAATTTAGAGAAGAAACGATATACTTTATCAGGAGTCCATCCTTTACCAGCTTCCAAGAAGAAGTTAATCTCAGTCATAGCTCCAACTAAAATATTCAAACCGATAATATTACCATCACCTGAGGCTGTTTTCCAGTTTAATCCATTTCCTGTCTGGAATACACCATCACAAGCTGTTGTCCAAGGAATATAATCAATTGTATCACTTTCTTGTAAGTGCTTTTCCTCATTTAACATTTCCTGGTGAGTACGACACCAATGCCAAAAACTTGCAGACTCAATCAACTGTCTCAATGGCTCGTTATAAATTTCCTTAGCTTTACCCTGTGTAACTGCACATAAAGCAATAATAAATACAGTTGTACGAGATTTTCCAAAGAATTTCCAAGGGTCACGCATAAGAGCGAAGTGACAAGCTACATATAATAAAGCAAGCATAGTAAATGTAGAATTATGTGTAATACATTTATCGTCAGTATAATATAATCCTAAAGGATCATTTAAAGTTATACACCATTGTTCTTCTTCGCCAATATATTCTATATTTTCTATATAGACTTTATTTTGTTCCTTTTTTAAAGGGATTATGTTATCTGATGGCTCATTTTCATGCTCAGCTACAAGACTAATAGTGTCTTCTGACTGCATATTAGATAATTCTAATTCTGAAGGAATTTCAAAATCATATTTATTCAGATTCTCTTTAATATAATGAGTTGTTACTGTATCGAAAACTTTTCTATTATTTTCTTTTCTAAAACAAACAGTATTAAAATGATTATAGCCCGTCCTAAAAGACCTTCCATCAGATAAAGTTATTCTATATACTTTATCAATACCATTTTTTTGAATAGAAATTACTTTAGCATAATCTCCAAAAGGAGTATAAATAGAGTCTCCAATCTGAATGTCTTTAAGAAGTTTATACTTATTTTTTGATATATAAACTTTAGAACTTATAGGTTGTTGCTTCCCTGACCCTATGGAAGGATTTAATACAGCTGTACGATAAGGTTTTAATGGATCAAAGAACTGTAAAAAGTTTTTTCTAACAGGCCACCAAACTGATTCAGCTTGAGAGCCAATATATTTTGATGTTAAAAACTCTTCAGGTGTAGGAGGCTTATCCTTAAAAGTAAGGAGATATGGCTTCTCAAGAAGAAGTTGTAAAGTAGCTTCATCTAAGCCCTGCTGCTCAAGCCACTTAATAGCAGTCTTCATCTGCTCATAGCCTAAACTTGTATATTCAGGTCGTTTTGCAGCATTTGGGTCACCTGATAAAATATCTTTGATAATATATTTAAGGTCATTGACAGCTCTAGGATCTTTGAAACCAGCATTACCCATATCTTTTTCGGTGATGTCAGGTTCTTGCTGAATTCGATTTATATCAATTGTAGGAAATAAGAGGTCGCCTGGCTTAATAATCTTATTTCCGTTATCTTCATTAGGTAAAATAATATTACTCATATATGTTAGTTAGTAGAAATTATTAAATACTTATTTAAAAACTCTAAAAAGTGGTCACTGTTAAATTATATTTAAAGATGACCACTTTCTCGACTTTTTCAAAGTCTCAAAAGATGTCTTTTTGGCCTGCGCGAGCCCAAAAAGCTGACCACGGCACCGC